ATATTTCTGCTCGTGTACTCATGGTCTTCGTACTCCTCCGTATCTTCTAGGAGTTCTTCCTACTTTAACTCCGCTATACTTTCTACTAGAACTACTAGAACTTAAACCTTTAGTAGTTATATCTTTAGCACCTGTTGGTTGCAATTCTTTACCCATAGCATACCCAGAGGCACCAGCAGAAAATAACCCAAGTGCTCTATCTGTACTAGATAACCCAGGATCACGTTGCATTGAGTTGATAGCACCCATAGCACTATACCTACGTTGTACTTTATCCCTTTTTAATGCGTCACCTTCACCTTTTAGAGCCACAATACCACGTTGGTAGGCTTCATCTAGGTCAAATGACCTGTCTGCCATTTGTCTACGTAGCACTGCTAGTGTCCTGTTGGATGAAGCACCTAGTGCACCAGACTCTAGGTTAGCTGTAGTCAATTGTGCTCGTCTAGCTTGATCCTCTATTAACATATCGATCTTAGCATCAGCCGCATCTTCAGCATTTTGGTACATTTGTCTCTGTATAGCGACTTCTTCATCCCAGAATGCTTCCATATCTTTTGTGTACGCATCATTCTGGAGTTTCTGGTTGTCTTCAAATGCCTTATTAGTTGCTCTAGCAGCCGCCATTTGAGCTTCTTGAGCTTGGTTAGCTTGTACTACCATGACACCAGCCATTACAAAAGGATCACACATTATTTGCCTTTACAAATTCGTAGAATGGTTTTTGTTCGTAGCCAAAGTTGTCCACTAGCTTAGTAAAAGTGAACCCAAGGCTTTTTATCCACTTGATAGCCTGAGTATTACGTTTGTCTACATAGTTAAATAATACGTTATACTCGTCCATAAATGTATCTATATGCTCTTTAGCATGTTTATGGAACTCAAACTTGTAGTCTGTCAACTTGTCAGACCCAAGTAACCAAGGTGACCCCACTCCCTCTCGTAACTTAGAGATACCAAACATACCCACAACTTCATTATCTAGTATTATTGTATAACAATGTAGGTGAGATGTCAAGTATGCTCTGATTAACGCTTGAGCAGGGTTACGACCACCAGATGCAAACACTTCTTGTGCATCTTGCTGTCTTAAAGTTTTAGATAATTCATAACAATCATTACGCTTTGACGATCTAATATAATAATTCATATACGTTGGTTTCGTAATACTTGGTAGGCTTCATAGTCTGCTGATTGCAGAGATAAAGGCAACCATGAATCTGATGATACAGTGATCCTTACATCCTTACTGCTGACATACACAGGTACTCTAAATACACCTGTCAACAATGGTTGCTTTCCTAGTACCAATGATCCTACCTGTTTCGCTGTAAATTGTCTAGTAAATATTTTTCTTTGTCTGTCATCAAAAGGTTTTGGAGCGACCTCTACTTCAAAGAATCCTGATTTGTCATACGATATTTCAAAGTTTCTCATTTGTAGTCTTCCTGAGTTTATAGAGTTGTCTCCACTTTTAACAAACTGTTCTGAAAAGGTATACTTAAAGTTGTATGGTATACCTGCAAATATAACTGGTGTAGTGTTCCCTTTATCTTGTGAAAAAGTTGTACCTTCAGCTAGTATTGTGGCTACTTTAGCTTCATCTACAACTTCTCCTGTTTCTGTTACATATTCAAGTTTCCTTTGTTCAAAGGTTAGAGCAACATTATTTCCCACTGGTCCTGCTTGGTTGTTATCAAGGTCAGCAACAGCAGGTATAGTAGGTGTAAATTCTATATCCAAAGCATTACCTGACAATGGTCCTACATTTGTAACGGTGTACGTAATGTTTGCTCGACCATCTATTGTAAAAGTTTGTCCTACTCTGGGTGAAGTTGTAACACCATCGATGCTAAGTCTGTCCCCTTTCTGGTCTGCTCCGTTTGTTAAGACACTTGTTCCTACTACATCAAAGTTTTCATCTTGATAATAGTCATCGACTTTAGGTACTGCACCTGACCCTCCCCACTCTAATTTAACTCTTCTGTCTAGCCTTACACCAATACGGTCATCCATAACACTTGTAGCATTATCTGTAGACAAATTAAGTCTTTCAAGGTATATGGGTGCACTAGCTCCAGCAACACCTCTTCTAAAGAGTATATATGCTGTAGACCCGATAAACTCCATGTCTACAATTTGACCATCAAACACCCACTTAGACCATGATGACTGTAGTTTTTCTTGGTCGTTGTAGTAGTATTTGTAGACAAATAGTTCCCTTCTGTCTGTATCGGACAATACACATAGCAACTCTTCGTTAGAAGATACAGCCATTTTCTTTACTGTTCCTGTGATAAACTCAGGTACATGTGATGTTACCTCGTTAGCATCATTTGTCTCTGAGGCTACATCGATCATGTACTCACGTATACCTGAAAAAGCACCACGTTCAAAGGGAAAGAATATGGTCTTACCTGCTGGCACAGGTTTTGCTTCTGTTGATGTTTCAAAGTTTGTAGCAACGTCAACAGCTACAGAAGTAGGAGTTAGGAAATCATCTGACGAAAGTTTAAACTGCTGTAAGTCAGAGAACAGTAGTAAACTTTCTTGAAATGGTATAGCTGATTTCAATATAGCTACTTGGTTGTTAGATACAGCCACATCAATAACACTGGTGTCAAGAACAGAAAGTACAGTATTAGCAAAGAAATTAAAGTAATTAGCGGCCTCAGAAAGTATAACATTCTCGTCAGAAATAAACCCAAGCCTGTTCCTATGAAAGAATATATCGTTAATAGTGTAAAGAGCATCGTTTACTCCTCCTGATCCTTCTTCATAATCTGCAAATGATGGGAATGGGTTTGTTAAATCATCTCCTACTGTTCTACCTGGATAGTCAATAAGTTTCATAACAAAGTAAATATTGTTACTAGCATCAAAAGCCTTATACAATTGTATAGGCATTGTTTTGTTGTCCACTTTGCTACGTGCTCTTTTAGTAGGTATCTGAGAATACTTAGGTCTAAAGGTCTCTTTCCATACACTACCATTCCATATTACATAGTAGTCATCTTGTCCAGACCCACGATCCCCAGATACTTTAGCTACAAAGTTTTCAGGAATACCTGTGCCTGGAAGTTTACCAAAGCTAGGTACCTCATCAGATCCATTAATTGCTACTATGTTAGCATCTCCTTTACCATCAGTACACTCTATAGTAAAGGGGAAAGCCTCTGTACTTCCAGGTATAGTGTAGTCAGCTTGTAATGACAGTACACTACCATTGTCAGGATCAGCTATTGTCCATGCTGTTATACTACCATTTCCTGAACTGGGTCTAGCAGCTTGTATATTTTTAAGTCCTACATTAGATGCTCCTGATAAAGTTGACCATGCACTCCATTCAGTATTACTCAAGTTATACGTTCTTTTCCTGGTAGTTACTTCACCATGATCTCGTACTCCAAATTTACCAGAGTATGCTGCTATAGGTGATCCAGTGTTAGCTCCATCACTTGATGTAGTGCTTATTATTAATTTTTGCCAAGCATCGCCGCTACCAGAACCCCCTTGTTTAATAATATATACTTTTTCTGTTTGTATTGTCCCTTCATACAATGTTTTAGCAATGGTACTGACAACAACACCTGCTTGGTTATTTATGCTTAATGTGTTTTGACTTGTGTTATCTGTTCTACTTTCAGTATTATTGTTAGGAGTTTTGTAGTTTACTTCGTATTGCCATATTGGTTTAAGATGATCTATTTCACCGTCAGCATCTACATCATATTGAGTAACAACTACTTTGTAATTAGCATCATAGTCACCTATCTTGACAAAAGCCATTGACTCGTAAGGCTGGTTAGCATGAGTGTCTGTAGCTTTCTTTACCTTCTTGTCTTTGTTTAGGATAAAACTAAAGTCAGCAACTGTAGTTGTGGAGAACTTGTTAGGTGTAAAAGTAACACCATTGTCCATACACAAATACTTTTTTACATCATCGACTATTGTTCCGTTTTGAGTTACGTTTCCTGATGTTACATTATCTGGTTGTATAAACACCTCATTACCAGCAGTACCTGTAGCAAACCCAGTTAAATCTATTAGCTTAAACGAAGGTTGAGTAGTTATTGTAGCACCATCTGCACTTAACTCACCACCTTTACAAATAAAAGCATAAGCCTCGTCCTCTGACCTACGTATCGTATGGATATACACATCGTTAGCATTTGTAGAATTAACACCTACATTCGACACATGCTCAGTACATGGTCTCTTTTCCAACCCACGTGTAATATGAGAAAACCCATTTTCCTGAACTTCACCTTGGGTTGGCATACGTAGAGTAGCAGGTTGCTGTGATACTCCATTTATAAGACTAGGTATAGTTCCAGATATTAAAGGCATTATTCTGTTTCTACTGAGTCAACTAGGTTTCTTTTTAGCCCAAACTGAGAGTTTATTGATCTATCTACAACTCTAAATACATCGTAGTTATCAAATATGTTGTAGTCAGCCACATCTCCTTCATATTCTAGCAACGTGTGCCACGCTTGCATCTCATCTTCTTGATAGAATCTATGTAATTCACCTGACCCTACAACTCTATCGTGAAATATTCGGGCCGATCTAATAGAAATGTATCTACGTGCAGGTTCTGGTAGATCATCAAATATTAAATATTTAACTAAATTTACTTTTACTTTAGTACCTGTGTCAAAGAGGTTATCGTTGGTTTGTCTGTCATACAATTGTCTACCACGTTCTACTATATCTGTAGCACCATCTCTAACTCTGGATGTTACATCTACTCTTAATACATTGTTAGGTATATTAATAACACCTTTGTCACCAAGACTAGAGTCTGCTACTAATTCTTCTTCTAAGTCTGTGTTAAATATCCAACCTCTGGATTGCACAGCACGAGAAACATTCTCAAGTATCTGAGCCGCAATAGCAGCATCGGACAGACCTGCGAAATCTTCTGTTTGCACAGGTTGCTCTCCTATGCTAGTCAACATGGTATTGACTGCTTCTAGTTTAGTTGTGGGACTTAGGCTCATGCTACCTTTTTGAATCTATCTGTGTTTCTTTTAGACATGTGACGTTTATCGTCTTTAGAGTATCCTGTTCCTGTAGGTTTCCTCTGCATTATGTTTTTAAACTGAGACCCATCTAATAT